TGCTAAGTTTTTAGTAGGACACCATTATACACGTTATCTCGGTGACTTGTCTGGTGGTCAAATATTGAGAAATATCGCAAATAAATCAATGAATTTGGATGGAAAAGGACTTGCCTTCTATGAATTTGAAGGAATATCCAATCCAAAAGGTTTTAAGGAAAGATATAGACATGCTCTAGATAATCTTCCTATTACTTGTTCTGATAGTGAACAGATTATCAACGAAGCAAACTATGCTTTCAAGTTGAATATGGATGTTTTCGATGAAATTGGTTCAAGTAGACCATTCCCACTACTTTCCACCATTAAAGGATTTTTCCAGTTTACATGGGGATCAATAAAATCTAAAAAATGACTTTTGTTATCATACTGAATCTAGTTCTCTACTTTTTGCTGAGAAGACGCCTGATTCGTAAATTTGAAAAAAATTACTCTATATATCTCAAAGATGGTGATGGCAATAAACAGACACTCTCTGATACTATTGCACATCTCCTAGAAATGTCGGAGGTAAATGAAAAAAGACTCAAATATCTCTGTTCAGAAATGGAGAACCAGTGGTTAGCTATAGAGAAACTAAAGATGATGACTGGCACTGACAAGTACATTGAAGAAAAACCAAGACCATTATGAAAGACCAAGCAAAAGTAGACGCTCATGAATCACAGGACGTAAAGTGGAATCGTGGCCTTGACATATTCATAGAATCAGTTATTGCACCAGATCATCAACTTAGAGGTTGTGCTCACAATCAGGGGTGTTACAATGAACTTATGTGGATCAGAGATGATGTCCTCAATTATTTGAAAACCCTTAGAAGATGACCCTGCTAGAAAAACAACTTCTTATGGTCAGAAAGTTAAGAAAATCTTTACCTTCTGAATCCAGTGCGTATTTTTACTTATCTCCTGTGTTAAATAGTAAAGTAATGATACGAAAAAAAGATACATGTGTGTTGAATCCCAAAGAAAAACAGCAAAAAGATTAATAAAAGTTGCAAAAAAATCACCTGACCTCTATACTAAAGAGGACGTACTCTACGCCAAACTTATTAAAAAAGCGAACAAAAAACCAAAAAATGAAAATCTTTCTTGATACTGCCGTATACGAAGACATTGAAAAAGCAAATCAATCAGGTCTCATTGACGGTGTGACAACAAATCCATCACTAATACTTAAGAGTGGTGGAGATCCAGTAGAAACAATTAAGAGAATATCGGGAGATTTCCCATTCTTTGAATCTATATCGGCAGAGGTAGTTGCTGATAACGCTCTTGAGATGGTAGATCAGGCACAAGCATTTAAAGATCTATCAAATGTGACTATCAAAGTACCTCTAACAGTAGAGGGTCTGAAGGCATGTAAGTTATTGTCACAGGACGGATTTACTGTGAACGTAACACTATGTTTCTCAGTTGCACAGGCAATACTCGCATCAAAGGCAGGAGCTACATATATTTCACCATTTGTAGGAAGAGTTGACGACAATTCATTTGATGGTTTAGGGTTGGTTAAAGACATTGCGAAACTATATAGAGAACACCTATCAAGAACTCAAGTTCTTGCTGCATCACTTAGAAATGTGAAAGATGTTGCAGATTGTTTCTCAGTAGGGGCGGACGTTGTTACCATGCCTCCTGCTATATTTGGCAAGATGTACAACCACATTCTAACCGACAAGGGATTACAATTATTCCAAGACGATTGGAACTCAATTAAGAAAGACTAATGGCACTATCAGAACAAACTTTAGAAAGTCTCAGGAAGGCAGAAGTTCATCTTCGTGACGCCCTTGCGTTCGCAGCAAGAGTAGAGAAACCATATGTGGTAAGAGAACTAGGTGGTATTATTTCACATCTTGATAACATTCAAGGAACTGAAAGTCTCTTTGATAAGATGACCACTGCTATTGATAGAATGGAAAAGGAAAAAGAGAAAGATGAATGACTTAAGATATTGTGATGAACGCATGGCAATACGCCAACAAGCATTTCTTTCCTTAAAACAATTCAACACTCTCGAAAATGTCCGTCAC